CAGTAATTGTAGCACCATCTTGATAATCTACTAATCTTGCAGCACGACTAGAAGACCTAGATATAGAAATACTAGTTCCGTTAGCTGGAGCAGTTGTAAATTGTATTGTTGAACTAGTTGGAAATGTGTAATCAGTCCCAGCAGTTTTAACTACGTTGTCTACTTTTACTACTACGTGAGAAGATGTAATGTAAGGAAACGTAATTGAATACGTAGTCGTACTACCATTCCCAGTATAATTGACTATTGCAAATGACATATTTTATTTGTTATTGTTAATATAATTTTTGTTTACCCGTGTCTGGTAAATCACTATTGTCTATCATAAAATTTAAACCATTAGATATTCCAAAAGATCTTGAAAAAGCAAATAATTGAGTTAATCTTCTCATGTCAACTTTTGAAAATTCGTAATCACTTTTAGTAGCTTTTAAAAAAGACATCATAGTATTGTATGCGTCTTTTGCTAAATTAACAGTAGGATTACCGTGTAATAGATTAATTTCTAATCCGCTTGTTCTAGTATTAAATCTATAATCGGGTGCTAAAACGCTAGTTACTATATCACCATACCAAGGTATAATAGAAGACCAACCTGTTCTTTGAAAAGCTGCTAAACCAATTCTTGTATAGTCTCCTCTTTCCCCAAGTCTTTTCTCTAAGTATTTTCTTTTTTCTTGTGTACCCATTCCAATTGAGTTTAAATGAGTTTGACCTAAGTAAGCTAACGCACCGAAAAATGTAGTTGTAGTGAAATTAGCAAAAGTTCTATAGTCACCCATAGCTACATTATGTAAAAATTGTTTATTCCAAGCAACAATTGAAAATTGTCTAAATTGACCTAACATTTTACCAAACGTAGTATCTGAAAAGAAATAAGAACTATCTCCAATAAAATTGTATTGAACAGTTCTTTTTACGTGTCTATTTAATCTGTTTGCAAATACAGACAATAAAGATTGGTCTTTCCAGTTAGCAAAATTAAATTCTTTTATTTTACTACCCCAAAAACTACTTTCTCTAGTTACTGCACCATTAGAAAATTCTTCAGCAAACTTCTTAAGTTCATTGTCGGAAAAACCTAAAACTTTGTATCTATTTAAATTAACTTTATTAAAATCAAAATTACTTTGTTTTAATTTTAATAAATCATCTGCAAATTTATCTACAAAAGCTCTAGTAGCAATTCTCCTTAACGTAGTGTCTACTATAGTTAAACCCGAAGTCCAGCTAGTAAGTTTTTCAGCGTTAGTAAGAAAATTACCACCCATACCTTTACTTTGAATAGTATTAACTGCTGTACCTATGTCTGCTTGTTCTGTAGCGTGTGTTAATCTTCTTAAATAATCTGCACCAGTATCAAAACCAATAAATCTTAATTCTTTAAAAAATGAATCATTAAGACCAACCCCACTTCTTAAACTAGAAAGTGAATTTCTAAACTCAGGAATATTTTGAACAAACGCTTTAATACCTGTAGCTGATAATACGTTACCAATCTCTGGTAAAGAAGCGATACCAACTTGGCTTAATACTCTAATAAAATTATATCTTCTTAAAGTTGCTGCTGCTTTTGTCCAAGAATCTTGAACTTCAGCACTTCTTCCCATTAAATTTTGAAAAACACTATTTAAAGTATTTATTTCTTCGTCTTTTCTTCTTTCAGTTAACCATTTTGAAACTGAATTTTTAGGTTTAGCTAATTCTTTTTCGTAGGAAGATTCAATATCTTTTCTTACAGCGTTAGTATATTCATTCCACTCATCTCTACTTTTAATACCTAATCTTTCTGCAATAGCAGCCCAACCAGACATTTCTTGAGAGTATTCGTTGTATAATAAATCTACATTATTTTCATACAACTCGTCTAACCTAACTTTTTGACCTTTTACAGTAGTTTCGAAAGATTCATTTAATCTAATTCTTTCTACTAAACGACCAGAAGTAACAGTTTCAATTGTAGAAGCTAAATCAGTAGTCATTTTTTCAATTTGATCGTCTTTCAAATGTGGAAATGCTTCTCTAAAAAATGTTTTTAATTTAGCAGCATCTTTTACTCTTAATAAAGCTTCTAAATCAAAACCACCTACACGTCTTGAATTTTTTATATAATTGTTAATAGCTGTAGCCATTAATCTAGCTTTATCTGGGTCTACAAATTCGCTTTCTAATTTAACTTTAGATTCTTTAATTTCTTCTTTTAATTTTTTAATTTCTTCTTTAGCTTTTTTAATTTCTTCTTTTCTAAATGAAAGGTCATAAGGTTCACCTTTTTCATTCTTTGAATTTTTCTGACTTTTATTTAATTGTTCGTTAACTTTAATTCTTTCTTCTAGTTTAGATATTCTAGTTAATTTCTCTGCTTGATTAGTTTTATTAATTTCATCAAAGTTAGGTTTTTTAAATTTAAGTTCTTTTATACCTAACCCAGCCTTAAGCTCAGCATCTTTAGGTATATCTAAATATTTTTGTCTACTTAATATTCCTTTAGTAATTAAATCTATAATACCATCTTCGCCAATTTTATTTAAAAGAACAGACCATCTTTCAAATGATAATCTTCTTGGTATATAACCTCTATTAATATTGAAATCAGCACCTTCAATTCCTTTTTCTTTTAAAGTTTTTCCCCAACGTTCAAACGCATCTGCATATAAATTAGCAGCTCTGTTTATATGTTTATTTTTTAATAATTCTTGGTCTAATAAATTTTTATTATTTGGGTCAAAAGTTCTAATAGCTCTAGTAACTTTTTGCATAAAGTCAACTCGAGCATTTAGATTAAATATTCTTCCAAAGACATTTAAACCTTGTTCTTTTAAATAATCGTTTAAAATTTCTCTAACTTCTCTAGCTACGTTCCCCATAGAAATAGATAAATATTTATCTCTAATTAATTCTACAGTATCTTCTTGAGCAGCTATTCTTTTAGATACTCTACCTTCACCTTTAAAAGCATACCCAACTGAATCTTCTAAATTTTTGTAAGCAAAAGATCTTGCAAGTTCTGATTTACTTCCACCTAAAGCACCTGATTTAGTTAAACTAAAAAGTTTAAATACTGGATAATCTCTTAGATTTGGAAATATTATAGATTTGTCTACTACGTCAGTAGGATCTAATAATTCATTTACATCAAAGTAAGTCTTAGCATCTATTTGAGAAACTTTAGTTTCATTAAAAACTTTTTCTCCTTTAGGAGTTAATTTTAAATTACTATTTTTTATTTCTGAATATTCAATATCTTTAGCAAACCTAGATAATTGAGGTTTACTTAACACAGCGAACCCACCTCCAAGAGTACCACCTAAAGCAGCCGCCACCATTACATCTACAGCACCTACAGAAGGACTTTCGTTAGCTTGTGCACCAACTAAACCAGCTTCAAAACCACCATATATTAAACCAGCATCTCTAAATCGTTCTAATCTAGAGGCTGTTAATGATTGTTTTGCTATTATTGCTTTGTTTATATAACCTATTCCTATTAAGTTTGCTGGGTCTAATATATAAGAACCTATTTCTAAAAATAACCCAGTACCACCCATTTTTTGTAGAGTATCTCTATTTCGTTGTTCCATTTTTACTCTTTCAACTAAGTGGTAAAAATGCTCTCTAGATACTGCGTCAATTAAAAACCCATAGAAAGCTGGGTTTATATTGTTCTCATTTAATACTTTTTTAATTTCTTGCTCATTTTCCGACCAAGTAAAACCATTTGGGTCTGGTTTAAAACTTTTATTAATTAAACTTCTTCCTACTGTAAAAGCAAATAAATTTAATTCTAAAGCAGCTTTAGTACCAGCCCATAAACTAGGGTCTTCAGCAGGTTGATTTTGAAAACTTCTAAAAACCCTGTCCATATATAACTCGCCATTTAATTCTTTCTGAGTAAATATACTATCAGTTATTTCAAGTTTTTTTTTAAGGTTTTGATTTTGTAATTTTTCCATTAAATAATCAGCCTCAGAATTTCTTCTAGAAGGATAATCATCTTTAAAATCTCTTAACTCTTTTATTACAGCTTCACTATCATCGTTAAGTGCTGCCTCAAAAAACTTAGGAGTTCTTCTTAAATCTCCGTACTGAAAACCTACCGAAGCTACTACTGTTTGTAGAGCTGGGTCTAGTTCATTAAACTTTTTATACTTAGTAAATCTATTGTATTGTTCTTCAATGTTATCTGCATATTTATTATTAACAGCAGTATTAAAATCAATTATTTTATCTTCTGGTATTTTTAAATTACTAGCTACTTCGTCTGCTTTAGCACCTTTTAAACCTATATAAGGTCTTAAAGTATCTAATAAAGATAAATCTTTAAATCCAAAGTTTTTTATAGTTTCTTCAGTTTGTTGACCTAAGTCAAACCCAGTTCCTATAGTAACACCAGAATTTTCATCTATAGTATTATCTTTATTTCTAGGTACATAACCAGTAAGTTCATTACCTTCTTTTTGACTTATAAAGTCCCAATCTATATTTTTCATATTTTATTGATTAAATAATACTTTGTTAAGTAGACTAGTTGGATTTGTTAATGATCTAAATTCTTCAATTTGTTTTATTGCTTTTTGTCTTTTCTGAGCTAATTCAAATTGTCTTCTACTTTCATCTGTAACTTTAAGTTTTTCTACATTTCTATATTTTTCCATAAAAGTTTTTAAATCTATTTCTAATCTTCTAGTTTCTTTTATTGGCTCTCCGTTTTGTCTGTATCCCACTATTTTTTCAATTACTACTGGAGTATTATAGTCTACTCCATTTTTTTCTGTAAAATAAGCTATTGATTTATCTGGGTCAATGAAAAACTCATAATCATCAAAATCATATTTAAAACCACTTAATTTGTCTTTTGATTCTTTAGGAACTGTAAACTCACTAAAATCATTATTAAATTTTGTTTCTTCTTCTATTTGTTGTGGAGATTTATATTCGATACCTTTTATACTGTTAATAATTTCATTTTTTAAAATATTATAATTAGCTGGTTCTACGCCTACTGCTAACATTTTAGCGTTACTTACGTAACTACCATTACTTTCTTTAAAATAATATTTGTCAATATATTCTTTAGTTCTATCAATATATTTATCACCTTCTGGGTCTAGACTTTTAAAATAAAGACCTACATTAAATATTAAATCTCTGTTGTAAATATTTTTTAAAGAAATATCTTTAAAGGCTTTAGCTAAATCAGTTCTATCAGTATCGTCTAAAGAAACTACATTTTTATTTTGCTCTATTTTATATAGATTTGTAATTATATCTTCTCTGCTTTTCTTTCCTGTTCTAAATTCTTGTACAGCCATAAACCACTTCATAGCATCTTTAGAGTTTCCGTTAGTGTCAAAATACTTTAATAAAGCTCCTTGTTCGTCTAACCTTAAAGCTAAAGCAAATGCTTTTTGAGTATCTAAATTATAAGTAGAACTTAATGGTCTGTTTAATAAATCTTGTAAAACTGGTATAGGAGGATTTTTTGCAAACATTGGAGCTAAATTTTGATAAGTAGCATCAAACGCTTGTATGTTATCTCCAAATTTTTGTTTATTCTTTGATAAAGTTTTATCAAATAAATCATTACTTAATTTTTTTAATTGTGAATTATCATATGAAGATAAATTACCGTTAGACCAATCTTGTTTAAATTTAGCAACTTCTAAAGATTTAGCTATATTAGTTAAGGCTTGAGTAGTTTGTTCACTAAGTTTTGGATTTAAAGCAATTGCTGGAGTACCATCTGGTCTAGGCTCTAATAATAATTTAGAAAATACACCACTATAATCTCCGTCCGTTACTGCGTGAAAATTAGCTTGTTTAATTAATAGTTTATCAAAATCTAAATTAGTAATAGCTGGATTTCTATTTTGTTTTAGTTCATAAAATTGTTTTATAAACTCTTGTTCAAAATTTTGCCTAACATATTCTTCTTTTTTACTTGCAAAATCTTTACCAGATTCATTTACAGGTATTGTAGATCTAAATTGAGTATCTAAAAACTCAACTACTTTTTCTGGTAATTTAGATATACTGTATGCTGTGTCAGTTTGTATTCTGTTTTGTAGTTCTGCGTTTTGAAATTCAAATTCTTTTTCTCTAATGTAATCTTTAGTTTTAGTAGATTCTTTTCTAAAAGCTTCTTGAAAAAAAGGATCGTTTTGTTTATCACTTAAATATTGCTGTGCTGCTCGTGAGTAATCTTGTTCCCAATTGTAATCTGGGTTTCCTCTATTATTAAAATAATTTGATTTCCAAGTTCTTGAAAATTCTTCGTTAGCGTTGTATGCGTATTGTTTGTAAGCACCAACTCTAGCCCAACCATTATAAATATCTGGAAAACCATTTTGATGTGCTCTTGCAGCTTCCTCTTTGGTCATTCCATTAATTGTATTAGCACCTAAAACAGCTTGTTCTTCGTTTTCTTTATCAGCAGCTTGTTTTGCTATTTCATATATTTTTGGATTTAATGTTCCTAGAGCTTCTGATAAAGACTGTAATAAATCTTTACCTTGTGGTACTGTAGGTAATTTAGTTTCAATACCTTTACCAGCTGGTACGTCATTAATACCTATATTAACATTTAAGTCAGTAGAAATTTTAGCCATTATTTACTACCACTCCAAGCAGTAGGTTCTAAATTATACTGAGAATAACTAGAAGCACCATCTAACCTTGTATTAATTTTAGTGTCTGGGGCTTTAGTTGATAAATACATACTACCAATATTAACACCAGCTTTAATAGCATAAGGTAATAATGAAGGTCTATTAGCTGTTGGTAAAGACAATACTTGACTAACATAATTTCTATTAATTTCTTCTCTGTTAGTATCTATTGCTCTTACATAATTTTCATAGTTAGTATCTATAGTGTTAAAAGCCATTCCTCTTTGTCTTTCTATTTCACCTATTAAAGTATCTTCCACATTACCTGAAATTCCTTTTTCTCCTATTTTAGTTTTTGCAGTTCCTAAAACTTGTTTAGCACGGAGATTTACATCAAATTTTTGTTTAGCTAATTTTTGTATTTCTAATTCTTTTTTTCGTATTTGTGCGTTGTCTGAATATATTGCGTTATTACGTAATGTTGTCGCTGTGTTTTCAGCACGTTGATTTACTGCTTGTGCTGCTTTTGTGTCAGCACTATAAGATACCGCAGCTTGTGCAACTTGAAATACAGCGTACGCTTCTGGTGAACACATAATTTAAAAGTCCTCTCGTTTTTTCATAAAACCGTAAAATTTAACGTTGTTAAAATATTTGTTGTTGATAATTCTAAACCCACAATATTTAATCCAATTAATGTGAAGTTTATTCCTACTATCTATATAATTAAATAGTACAGGAAATTTAGATTGCATTTCATCAACTCTATCAATGCAATTTTTAATAAAAGTTTTTTTTATTTTATATAATTCATTAGTACATAATAAATACGGATAACCTACATGATTATTATAAGGTGAATTACTTACACCATATATACCAGCTACTTTGCTATCTACTAAAAAACTTTTAGCAAAACTTGATTTTAAAATACTTGTTTTTAATTGATTATATATACTAGTAGTACCAGTTATAGTTTCTACTTCTAATCTATCTGCTTTTCTTAAATTAGCAGTTAAATCAACAATATCAAATATATTAGTATCTCGTTCTTCAATATTCATTATAAAGCTATACGTGAAGATAAAATTGTAAACAATCCTTCCCACTCAGCAGACAAGAAATTACAAGGTAAATAACTATCGCTTGTTATTTCCATTTCTATATCTAAATTACGACATTGAACAGGAACTTGAAAGTCCCCGCTTTCTAATACTGGTTGACCTAATATAAAATTACTAGAGCCAAGTATTTGTCCTGTAAATTTAT